GTAATCCCCATCCTTGTATTCCCGCAGCTTGCGCCGTAGGACCCTAACCGTAGGTACTGTGCTGATTTGAATGTTGGTGTTGGATGGCAGAAGCACTGACATCTCCCCAAACTTAAATGCAGACGCAATATCGTGATTGGGCATCTCTTGTACAACATAGACTTGGGTCATGTTTACGCTCTCCTTTCTTGAAACGTGCTTTTAGTGTACACTATGTTTTCGGGGTGTCAATACCCTTTTCAAAGAAAGAGAGAAAGATATGGATTATTTTTTAGAACGGTATCCGTTTAAGAACAAACCGTTTGTGCATCAAGCAGCTTATTTAGAACGCTTTTGGGAGCGGACTGAAGCAGCTTTGTTTGCAGAAATGGGTACGGGTAAGAGCTTTATGCTTATCAACAACGCAGCCATGCTGTACGACAAAGGCAAGATCAATTCAATGTTGATTGTTGCCCCTAAGGGTGTGTATCGAAACTGGTACAAGTCGGAGTTGCCAAAGCATATGCCGGAGCACGTCAGCTACAAGATGGCATGCTGGTCGCCTACTCCTCGCAAAGCGGAGAAGTTAGAGATGGAGGAGATGATCAACTCACTTGACAAGCTGCGCATCATGATCATGAATATTGAAGCATTCAGCACAGAAAAAGGTGTGGCTTACGCTCGTACCTTTTTGCGTGTCACCTCTGCCTTCATGGCAGTCGATGAAAGCACCACCATCAAGACACCCAACGCTAAACGCACTAAGAGCATCATCAAGGTGGCCCGTGATGCGCGGTACAGGAGGATTGCTACTGGCTCCCCTGTCACCAAGTCGCCTTTGGATTTATACAGCCAATGCGAATTCTTGGGTCCTGATTGCTTGGACAGCGCCAGCTTCTATGCCTTCCAAGCGCGGTACGCGATCCTTGTTGAACGCAAGTTGCCGACGCATACCTTTAAGCAGATTGTTGGCTACCGCAGGTTGGATGAGCTGCAAGAAAAGCTCAACGGGTTTTCCTTCCGGGTGACCAAGGAGGAATGCTTGGACCTGCCGGACAAGGTTTACACCCGCCGAGATGTTGAGCTGACGCTTGAGCAGAAAAAATACTATGACCAAATGAAGCTCATGGCCTTGGCGCTTGTCGATGGCAACTTAATGAGCACCAACAATGCTTTGACGCAATTGATGCGGTTGCATCAGATTTGCTGCGGACATGTGAAGCTGGATGATGGCCAACAAATCGACATTCCAAACAACAGAATTAATGAGCTGATGGCGGTGCTAGAGGAGACCAGTGGCAAGGTGATTATTTGGGCCAACTACCGCCGGGACATTGAGAACATTAAATTGGCGCTGCAAAAAGAATATGGTATGACCTCTGTTGCGACCTACTATGGGGACACGGAGGCAGAGGACCGGCAGACCATCGTTGAGCAGTTCCAAGACCCGAGCAGCGAGCTTAGATTCTTTGTTGGCAATCCACGCACCGGCGGCTATGGTTTAACGCTCACAGCAGCCACTACGGTGATTTACTACAGCAACAGCTTTGATTTAGAGGTACGTTTGCAGTCCGAGGACCGGGCGCATCGTATTGGTCAAACCAACAAGGTAACCTACGTTGACCTGATTGCCAAAGACACGGTGGACGAACACATTGTCAAGGCGCTTCGTAACAAGATCAACATCGCCTCGCAAGTGCTGGGCGAAAACTTTAAAGACTGGATCATTTAATGCAACTCATTCCTATTCGCCGCAAATACATGTACGAAAGATTGGAAAGAATCGACGCACCTACGGGACGTGTATACAAAATCAACGAAAATGAACATGTAATGCCTAGCGTTACACGTATCCTGTCGGACACAAAGGACCGAACCCACCTTGATTCGTGGGCCGAGAGGGTTGGTTGGGAGCAGGCGGAGAAGATTAAAAATGAAGCTGCCACGGTAGGCATCCACATGCACAACGTGGTCGAGCGACTCTTGTTGAATAGGGACTTACCCGCACCCCGGACATGGTTGCAAGTCAAGGGCTATCGCATGGGCTACAAGTTGATTGAAACATTTTTCCCTCACGTCAACGAAGTTTGGGGAACAGAAGCCCAGTTGTATTACCCGTTTCGGTATGCAGGTACAACCGACTGCGTAGGTGTCTATAAGGGAAATCCCTCAATTATTGACTTCAAGCAAACCAATCGCATGAAACCTCGCAAATGGATTGACGACTACTTTATCCAACTGGCAGCGTACGCTTGCGCACACAACCATTTACATCAAACCAATATTGACCATGGTGTGATCATGATGGTGGCGCAGGATGGGGAAGTGCAGGAGTTTGTAACATGTGGCCGCGAATTTGATGGCTACAAAGACAAGTGGTGGCAACGGGTAGAGCAGTTTGAAAAAATGGCCCCAGCATCGCTGCCGGGGCCTAAGGATGCCGATCTAGAGGACGGCAACTGCTAACTCTTGGCTGCTCGCATATTGTCAACCAAATTGGGGTAAGGACGGCCAGCTTTTTTGGCTGCCGCCTTGGCTTTGGATTTCTTGGCAGGGGTGAGCTTCTTTGCCGGTCCGAGGGCCTTGGGCCGGGGTTTATCCCAAACTTCTTTTTTCATGGTATCTCCTTTTAGGCGTAGGCACGTGTGCCTGCTTTGTCAATGATAAGGGCCATGGCACGCGGATCGGCATCCTCTGTGTTGGGAATTGACACATGCGTCCATCGATCGAACTCACGGATTACTTGGTCATATTTTAGACCAGAGGCAATGATTGCAGACACAACTTCATTTGGGGTCATCCCCGGAACGCGGATATCGGCTGCGCAGCCATGCCGATGTTGTGATCGGTCGGATGATCCCACTGCATCATTTACGGCTTTTGACCTAAATGCACTATTCACGATGATAGGTTTACCGCCCAGCACGGCTTTTACATCTTCCAAAAATTCAGCAAGACGCACTAAATTTGCCAACTCCCTGTCATCGGGGATATTGTCAAATTCACGATGATCTGTATGGGTCAACTCTTCAAGGGTGAACGATGGAGATAAATTCATTTCATGGTCCTCATTTGATTGTATTGGTCGATGCAGGCGTTGAGGCTGCGGATGGCGGTGTCTCCCCGGCTGGTGAGATCGACAAGAGCTTGAGCAGTTCCTGCGTCAAGCTCGGCTCTTGTTTCTGTATTTCCACTGGAAGCGGTGGAATCTGCGGGGGTTGATACGGGGCAGGAGGCTTTGACAGGAATGAACAGCTTGCGCTCACCAGAGGCAATATCAGTACGCAGCTTATCTTCTTTAACTTTTGCAACATTGTTGGCCTTTCTTAGTGTTTGCGCGTATGTCTGGGCAACCTCACCCATACGCTGTTCTGTTTCCCGCGCCTGCTGGTTTAACTTGGCAATCTCAATCTGCTGACGGGTGTTCTCATCATGCTCCCCTTTGTAGTACCCACTTCCAAAACTACCAAGAATGGCAAGGATGATTCCAAGCAGGACATAAGGATTGAACAAACTCACGGCTTATCGCCCTCTTCATCGTCATGGGACAATTTAATGCCTGCCAACAAACCAATAAACCCGCCACATATTGTTTGAAATGCAGGGCTGATGAGCTTAAAGATTTCGGTGTTATCCACCTTTTCATCAAACAACCCAATCATTAAAGTAAAAACCATGCCGCACACCACAAGGCATAGTGTGGAAGCAACCATCAGGGTTACTCTATAGGTTAGCTTGCCTCGTAGTGTCTGCTCCATGTCTACTCCTTATGGTTTTGGTGGTTCGTCATTTTTCAGCATAGCGTCAGTCTTGTCTTTGCTGGACTTGCTTGATCCGTAGAAAAACGAAATGATGGTCGCCACCGCTGTACCCAGCAAGAAGCCCAAAATGATGTTGGCAAAGTCCCGACCGCCCTCTGGCAAAGTAATGAACGTCACGCAAAAGAAGTAAATGACTGATGTCATTGACCAGAACCAAGCAAAATAATAAATAAAGTGCTTGGCGGTTTTGTCACTGGGGTCTATCTGGTCTTGCATCTCGTTTTTCCTTTTCAACTTCTCTACGTAATTTTTCCACCTTTTCAATCTGCGTCTGGGCTTCTTTTTTGGTTTGTAATACGTCTATATACAACATCCCAAGTAGCGGTAGCAACATAACTACAAGCACGCAAGCAGCAATCCAACCCATTATATTTTCCCAATCCTGTTTAAGAGGCCGAGGAGGAGCCACATATACAGGAGGAAAAGCATAGTCGCTAACAGGTAGGCTTGCTTTTCTTTTAAAAGGCGTTCCCTTTCCTTGCGTTGCCATGAGTCATCATCCCGTTTCTTCCTTGCTTTATCCTGCTCTACTTTAATGACATCCCGCATGTCAAATACCTTGGAATACAACGCACCCATTTCTTTAGGAGCGCCGTACACCATCGCCTCCCTAATCTCAACCTCCAACGCAGCCATCTGGTCTTGAGCCATTACCCGCTTCAGGGCGGCCTCCATCAGGTTAGCATCAGGATCGTAGACTGTTTTGCTCTTCTCTTCCTCTTCCCTTATGTGGTCTGCAAGCTGTTCTTGCAGTTTGAAAAATCGGGAAAGCTGAGTAACAATGTCTGACATGACTTGGGTTTCGTCAACGGCAACGTAGGCTTCCTTCTTTTTCGCCACAGACTTGGCTTGAACGGCTGGCGCTGCCCCGAAGAGCTTTGCCCAGAATCCTCTGACTGCTTTAGCATCTGTAACGACTTCATCAACAGTTTTCTTGATCTCCATGAAAGACGTTTTAGCGTCTTTGTACAGTTTGCACCCTTCCTTGATGGCGGCAACACAGGCATTTGCAGCAAAGAGGATGCTGAGTGGATCCACATGCGCGTTCTACTTGAGGTTTCTAAGCTTATACAGGGCACTCAAATAAATGCCCACTGCCTCATCTATCAGATTTTGGATCGGTGTATCTTTCTTGTCCACGGCAGCGTATCGAATGCTTTCAATATCCTCAAGATGCTTTTCCAAAATTTCAATAATGTCGGTGTAATCTTCAGGCGCTTCCAGATACGGAATCTCAATCAAAGAATGACGGCCCTGATACGCTTCGGTGATGCTGTCAGCAATTTCAATAATGGCAGGGTAAAACTCACCCAACGCCATATGCCTTGAGAAGCTGCCTACTCCAGTGGCTGCCAAGTGCGCCCTATGAGCCATTTCTCGGCTCAGGAACATTGTGGCAACCAGTTGTCCAATCATTTGCATGGCTTACTCCTATTGTCCGGGAACAGGACGTTGCCCGCCCTGAACCATTGCTTGGCGTTGTTGCAACAATCCGCTAATTGGATCATTAGGGAACATGGACGGATACATCAACTGCATCTGATTCACTCCCCCTGCCTGCGCCGGAGGAGTAGTGGAGACACGTGGATTGAAGTCATAGCCTCGGGTCGCGGGTGCTGATGGGAAAGCCTTGAGCATTTGCTGAGCAGATGCTTCACGTGGAACAACCGGCAAATTTTTCATGTTGCCAACTTCTGCTTTACGGCCTTGCATTTGTTCCTGTGGCAATTCCTGACGAATGATTCGTTGTGAAATGCCGGGTGCGGTTGCCTTAAATGGTTCTTTAAAGATTTGGGCCATGTTTGCCCCAATACCTTCCAACTGAGCAGCCGCCTTAGCGCCTTGTGCAGGCGTTCCTACATGCGTAATTGCTTGAGCAAAAGCGGGATCTTCCAAAGCTTTGGTAAAGATGCGCTGATACAACTGATTCTCGGCACTTGCCGTCATACGAAGCATCAATGCCAAGGCACCTGACTCAGGGCTGATACGACCAACCATTGCTTCGCGGGCCGTGGTTGTCATAAATTGCACCCCGAAGCCCATTACTCGTTTCAAGCTTTGATCAATTGATTCAAACAATGGAATCTGGCCTGTCACATCCGCAAAAGCGTTGACCCGGCGCTGTAGGTCCGCCAGTGTGTTCAAGTCTTTTAAATGCTGGGTGTCGCCATACAGTACTTTAAGCGACTTTTGGTTGGTATCAAGGAAGCCCTTAAGCGCACCGCCAGCCTGAACTCCTTCAGTCGCCACATCCCACACGGAACGGCGTAGAGCAGCCAGCATCTCCGGATCGTTGCCCATACCATTAACCAACGTGCGCATAGTGGCAGGGTCTGATAAAGCCTTGGTCAATGTTTGGCGAGGATCGGCATCTGTACGAGCAGCCTTTGATAGCAGAGTATCCAGCTCTGCATTCTTGGCGGTAACCATGCGCTGGTCCAACTCACCCAAACGAGCAACATAGGCATCGGCAAGAACAACTTCATTTTGAACTTTTGCACGAATATCTGCGGGCAGAGCATTAATAATGTTTTGGTTTTTATCAATTACAGAACGAATTTGCTTTGGATCAACCAGCTCATTTTTGTTTACGACACCCTTGGTGCGCAACCAATCCACGGTGCCACGCATCAACAGACTCTCAGCCTGAGGAGTGTTCTGCAAAGTCAATTGAAGCTGCTTTAAGCTATCCGCATTTTGAAAAGCCTTTTGCAGCAGCGCCTCGTTGGGCAATGAATATTCCAAACCACCTTTGGTTTTCTGTGTGGTAAGCAGTGGCAAGTTGCGCTGATACACATCCCTGTAATCATTTAGGACGGTGTTTAACTCATCGTAATTCTTGCTGATCTTTGGCACATGGTCCTTGATCAGATTCTCAACATCGTTGTACACCGAATCGCCGGTATCAAGATAGCGTTGAGCGTCTGTTAAGCGTGTACGACCCTTCTGCATGGCAGTGTTGTAACGATTGAGCGAATCGTTGCGGAAACGTTGAGCAGCAGCCAAGTAATCCAACGCTTCAGGTGCGTTGATGTCCACCATAGTATTGGCTTCAGCAATTCGTTTTGCATCCGCTTGAATCTGTGTGGGGTTGATCTCAATCTTGCGACCGGGGATAGCCGTTGGAAAACGAACAACCCCCTGCTCGTTAGCAGCAGGAGCCAGTTCAGCAAGCGTAGCCTTGCGCTTACCTGCCTTGGTCTTATCTCCACGGACTACGCTTAAGATGGCATCTACATATGCTTTTTCGTCTTCCCCGCCGGGGCGATATCCAATCAACTTAAATTGCTCATCAATTGCTTGCTTAGTCAATTGACTAATCATGTCGTTTTCCATTTTCTCGCGAGCAACTTGCTGAGATTTAACGAAGCGTTCTAACAACTGAATCGGTTCTGGAATTTGGACTCGCAACGATGGGCGCTCTGGGCGATATTTCTCAATTAAGCTTGTTGCAGCTTTTTCCATATCTTGAGAATCAAACAAAGATTTACCGTCTTGGCGCGTGGCCAACGGTATGCCCTCTTCGGTCATGCCTTCAGTCATACCCATCTTGCGCAGAATGCCACGGCGCTGAGCATTGCTCATTTCCATGTTAGACATCAACACGCCACGCAACTCGTTGTTCAAGTTGCCGATGTCCTGTGGTCCTAGGCGCTCGGACACCGCAGCAATTTCCGCCGCAGTCAGATCGGACTTCTGTTTCAGCATGTTTTCAAAAAATGCTTGACGGTCTGCCTGTGCAGCCATGAACGCTTCTTCAATCGGCTTGCGTGCTTCGGGGGCAAATGATTGAAATAGGCTTTCTAATTTTTGTTGGTTCTCTGAAATGCGTTGTTTAACACTAGACAATTCTTTGGGACCAAGTTGTTCCAAGAGCTTTGCTTTTTCTGTCAGCAAGGGACCAAACATGGTCTGCTCAGCTACGTCAAAAGTGGGCTTGCCGCCAACCAAGAACACGTCAGCAACCCGTGGATCAGCTAAATGGGCTTGCAATTGAGCAAGCGCTTGTTGTGCTTCGGGGCTCTCGGCAATTGGTCCAAAAACTTTTTCTAGCTTACTCTCCGCACGCTTCATGAGCATACGGGGAACGATATTGATAACCGGCAAGTTGTATACACCGGGAAGCGATTCAATAGCTTCTTGTTCTACTTTGCCAAGGTCCGCCTTCTTGGGAATAAAGCCGCTGACTCTATCCCCAACTGCTTTGGCCACATTGCGGGTAGGGCTAAGCTGTGCAGCAAGCGGCAAGCCCATAAATGCCGCCATGGGCATTAAATCGGTATAGAGCTTCTTGTTTGGATTGTCGTCGCTTACGTTTTCTTCCACCGCTTGGCGAAATCCTTCGTATCCTGCACCAAACGCGATGTCAGTTGCAGCAGCGAGTCGCGGATTTTTTTGAACAAAACTGATGGCATCATTTGCAATTCCTTTTAAGATTCCTGCGCC